GATACTTGCATCGATTGCGGTTCTTGCGAATCCGTTTGCCCAGTATCTGTAATTTCCGCTGAATAAGAACGCAAACGTAAAAAGCCAGTAAACACTTATGTTTACTGGCTTTTTTATTTTTCAAAATTGGCAAAAATCACTAAATTTCGTTAGCGTTGCTCAACCGTTGCTCACCTTTTAGGAGGGCGTCACCGTATGGTAATCGGTTAACTGCATCAATGTATTGCTGTACGGTTTTATGTGTGTACACTTCCTGGGTGATATTATCCTTACTTGAGTGGCCAACGATCCGTTTGATGATAATTTCATCGATTCCGACATTGCTAGCCAAGGAGATGAAAGTATGACGGGTATCATGTGGCTTATGCTCACCTAAATTAAGATTTTGGCACATACGTTGCATTTCTCGCCTAAAGGTATCCTTGTGTATCACCTTATCCAAAAGGCACTCTACACGCTTAAATTTGGCTTGCTGATATAGTTCCTTGATGAACGGGTATATACATTCAGCGATGGGGATGCATCGGTCTCTACCGGCTTCCGTTTTGGAACCACCAATCATGTATCTTTCTTTTAAGTGGATATTATCAAGCTTCATAGTCTGTAATTCGTTCAATCTGAGGCCCGTGTAGGCGTATATCAGGGTTAGCTTAACAATTATATCGTCGGAGTGCTGCCAAAGGGCGTAGAGAGCCGAATTTGAAAATATGTTAGCTTTCTTGATAGGCGTAGCATTCTTATTAATGATAATATCGGAGAAGTAGTTCCTAGGAATGATTTCCTGTTTTACGGCTAGGGTGCCTACGGATACTATAATAGACTTAATAAGCTTTTGATATGATTTAGTGTGTGTCGAATTATCGAAGATAGGTTGAAAGTGTGCTGCACGCATATTCTTCATCTCGATATTGTTAAGATGGCTAACCATCTTTTGTATTGTATGGATGATCTTCATGCGACCTGCAGACAACCCTTGGCGTTCTGCTTCCTCAATTCGCCATTCGAAGCATTGGCCAAACGTAATTTTGCGTTGCTCTTCTTGCGGTGGATTGGTAGAGTAGAGGGCCAGGGCGGTATAGGCTTCCTTTTGCGTGGCAAACGTGCCTACCGATTTGCGGATAGCCTTACCGTTAGCATCGTATCCAAAAGTTACAACAGCCCTATAAGGCTTGCGCAACTGCTTGTGTTTCATTTTATACACGGTTCCTGAACCGTTGGCTCTTTTCATGGCCATAATATATCCTCCTATAAATAAGCCCCTATCTGAGTAGTATCGGATAGGGGCTTTACTTTTATTTAAATTGAATCTGTTTAGCCTCTCCGTTAAGGTAGTAGGTTACTGTAGGCTTATTAGCGTTGATGTAATCGACGAGTTCCGGCTGAACCGGCGCCACATATATGGTGTGGTAGAAGAAGGATTCAGGGAACCTATCGAATCGGTGCGCAGGCGGAACGGTCTGCACGATCTGCCAATGCGCCTGTACAGACTTCCCATTAGGGAAGGTGAGGGTGGAGTTCTCTCCGCCCTGGGCAGATGTGAGTGTCCAGTCCTCGAGTACTACGCTCGTCACGGTGTGGCCAAGCACCGACTCGTCCTTAAACTCGATGGACGGCTTGGGCCATAAGGCGAACAGGACGATACCTATGACGACCATAAGAATAATAGGAATAGCTATAAACGATTTACTCTTCATTATTTTCCACCTCAGTCTTTTGGCAGTAATTAATGTATTTTAGATATTTGATAAAGTCTCTTGATAATTCAAACTCTTTAACATCTTTTGTTTGTTCATAAAACTGATCAATAGTGAACTCTAAAAATGAATTAAGCTTGTCACGGCTCCGCAGTTGGCCAAGCGTTAAGAAAAAGCGGATAAATGTATCTGTATCTTCCATTAATTGATATATAATTGTGCCTATTTCCCGGTATTTATCAATCATGGGCTTCGTAGCAAGCGGAAGGGATTCTCTTAATGTAGTTACCATGAGCTCCTCAAACGAATTTTTATTTGCCTCGAGATAAAATGAATCGTCCTCAGCTAATATTGCAGGTAGCGATTCCTTATGCTCCTCCAATAGCCCATGTGCAAATTCATTTCTTAGCCTTTTAATTTCGATATCATCGCTCAAAGGAAACGCATTTTTGATATATTGATACATATCATGAATAAAATCAGTCTGAGCTTGAGCTTTTGAGGTCGTTGCCGGTAGCGCTTCGTGATGTAGATCTTTCCCTAATATATAGTTCATATCGACATTAAATAATGTCGCATAGGCTCGAATATACGGCGCGGAAGGTTGGCTCTTACCATTTTCCCAACGAGATACCATGCTTTTAGAAACGCCTTCACCTTTAATATCTACCCCGGCCTTTTGAACTTCCATCGATAGTTTTTCTCTAAGCGCGTCAATGGTTAGTCCTTGAGATGTACGAAGTTTTTTTAACCTCTGACCAATATTAAGTTTTATTGGAATACCAAAGAGGGTATTTTGTTTATGTTTTCTATTCGATATTTTTGACATAATTATAATTCACCTTTCTTCACTTATCCCTTTCCCCACCTATATTATACTCCGAAAGTTCCTTATTAGGCAATTAAAATTTACGAGAAATCACAAAAATGTTGTTGACAGGAATTTTTGACGATGCTATCATGTACACATAAGGCAACTCGGCAACATTGAAGAGCGGCCGATATAACAATTTGATATTGAAAGGGGGCGGGGTATGTGATACCACGTAAAGCAATTTCTCCATATCGAAAGCTTAAGAGCTTTATGGTAGAAAATGACATTTCTAATACCGCAGCCGCAAAGGTGATAGGGGTTAAGCCAAATACTTTCAGTAAGAAGCTTAACCGCATCAACACAGACTTCACATTACAAGAGATGCGTACGCTGTGTATAACCTATGACCTTGATGCGAACGTATTTTTTTTACATTAAAAGTTCCTATTTAAGCAACTTTTAATTTTTACCTAAAAGTTCCTAATTAGGCAACTCAAAGGAGGCTTTCACTATGAACAAACGTAAATGCTGCATAACGTATCTGTACCAGGATTCACTCGCTCGTCGGATGAAGGAGCTTGGTGTATCTCGGTCAGAGTTAGCAACCATGACTGGGCTTTCACCATGCACAATCCTGACGGCGTGTAATGGTAGACCGGTATCTGTCCGAACAATCGCCAAGATTCTTGAGTACCTACAAGTTGATTCATCTGAAGAAGATGAGTATTGTGGCATTGACCCTGTGTATAGGAGGTAATTATGAACAATGAAAAAGATGATCGTATCATCATCGAAAACTTACGCGTTCAACAGATTCATCGAACCGCTAAAATTGACCTCTGGTTCAACCGAATCCTTGGAATGCTGTCAATTGTAACGCTAGTCGTAGCCATCATCTATTTTGTGACGGTATTAACACTACTATGAATCCAACCATTACAGTGAAGCAGATGGCTAGCGTTTTAGGCCTAACCCTTACAGCGGTTAGAGAGGGTATCGCTAACAACCATTATAAGGCCTTCGCCTATTGTTATGGCAAAGGCAAGAAACGAACCTTCGTCATTGACCGGTTCGGGTTTGAAACATACCTGGCTCGAACAGGGAGAAGTGAAGAGTACATCAAGGAGGCATTTAATCATGCATGCATTTCTTAAATTAGTAGCCGGATTAATCCTTATGGGCTCCGTTGGTAGCCTTGAGATTGACCGCATAGGCTTTACACAATACTTCATCCAATGTGCCCTAGGGTTGGCGCTATGGATAGTAGCCGAACAGGGCCAAACCATCAGACGGCTCCAAAAACTACAAAGGAGACAACGATGAGACGGAAACCAATCATCCCGATGATGCGGTTAAAGAACAGCTTCGACCTTAAGAAACTGATCTACGATAACACACCCTATGGGCTATGCAGTTTCGCTGAAGTCATCGGCGTCAATCCGATGACCCTGGTCAAACTATCCAAGCACTTACCCGTGCGGATATGCACTGCCAGGTTAGTAGCGAAAGGGCTTGGTCAACGAATCAACTTCTTATTTGACCAGTGCTCGATTCAGCAAAAGACCTGGGGCAATCGATTTGGGTATCGATTGAAACCAGAAGTGTTCCGGAAGGTGCTAGCTGATAAGGGATTATCCATCCAAGACATCGCTGAGATGTGCGGGATGCACTACACAACCATATACAGCCAGCTCAGGGGTGTAAATAAGTCGATGTCTTTTAGTAAGGCTGTCATCTTGGCCGACAATCTAAACGTCGACATTGGATTGATATTTGATTTTAGTCAGTATTAAGTGAGGTACCCCTCACACGGGCAATGATGGCCAACTGGTACGGAGCCCAAGTAGTATATTTTGCAATTTAGCAGAAAGGAGGTTCCTATGCAGAACCCTACAAAGAACAACGTACGGACCTTTGTTAGAAGTCTGTACAACGCTCGACTTTTGGAACAAACAGAAGCGGAGAGCGTAGCGCTCGAATCGCACTACATTAGCCTTGAAGCTGACGGACGTGTAGCAGCTGCTGAAGCGTTCCACAAAGTCATTAATGGCCTGCGCGAAGCACGTAAAGGTGCTCAATGTTTGGAAGAACTAGGCTATGGCACACTAGCCAATAAGCTCGTACCTGATGCGGACAACTTCATCAAGCGTATGTGCAAACCGCTCCACGAATGGTGGTATGACAATCTCGATGTTAACTCTGAGAAGGGCCAAAAGTGGCATGCAGTCCTTGAAGTGGCCAAACCTTACGAAATTGAGATTCGTAAGCTGAAGTCAGCACGTAATGCATTGAATAACATTATCGATCGTTCGGCATCAGGCAAGCAGGCAGTAGTTGAGCTTAAGAAATTTGGATTCGATTACGAGTCCTGGGCGCATGCTCAAGTGGGTATCGGCAGTCCTTCTGACTTCGATATTCTTAAGCGCCCAAAAGAAAATGACCGCATCAGTACTGGGAATACTGACACGGCCACATCAAAATAATTTTGACACTTATATTATACGAGGTAATTCAACTATGAACAAGAAAGTAATTGCATCCACGCTCGCAATCTCAACATTAGCGGTTAACGTATTCGCACAAGGTAGTAACTTAGGCCCTAATGGCACCGCTAATGGGGACGCAAGCCTAATTATTGGTACGAATAATACTACAACTACAAACGCTACATCCGCCTTCATTGCAGGCACTCAAAATACAGTATCCGCTCCTAATGGCATCGCCTTTGGTACAAGTAACACAGTATCCGGTGAAAATGGCTTTGCCGGTGGCAACGATGCCAAAGCATCCGGCCGTAACTCCTTCGCCTTTGGTTCTCACGCCGAAAGCTTGGTAGAGTATACCATCGCCATTGGCAACCAGGCTCGAACTGCATCCTATGATAGCGTGGCTATCGGTAATGGCGCGTTCGTATCTGGCGAAAGCTCCGTAGCCTTTGGCCGTTCCAACAATGTAACCGGTGAAAACTCCGTCGCAGTCGGTGCTAACAACGGCACAGTATCTGGCGGTCAGTCCGCCGTAGTAGGGTACAACAACAAAATAGGTTCCCAAAAGGAGCAGTTAGTATTTGGCTCTAACTCTGAGTCCAATGGACAAGGAGCTCTCGTGTTCGGTACACATGCCAAATCCCTGGCTACGGATGCCATTTCTTTGGGTAATAACACTATCGCAGATCGTGCAAATTCCGTTGCCATCGGGACTAACGCGGTAACCGATGATGCGGTAGGCGTTGGTGGTGTAGACCTTAATGGCACGCGCCACGTTTTCGCCGGCGAGCAACCTGGCGCAGTGGTATCCTTCGGTTCCAAAGCTCGCACAGGTGCAGGTGGCGTGGCGCAGTATAACCGGCAGTTACAGAACGTTTCCGCCGGTAGAGTGGAAGCGGACAGTTTAGACGCTGTCAACGGCTCCCAATTGTACGCTGCGTACGATGAAATCATCACATTAGGCACAAAGGTGCGCTCTAATACGTCTGACATCAGCGCACTTCAAGCTACATCTGCTAATCATGAAACGCGCATCACTAATTTGGAAAACCGTCAATACATCATGGCCGGTGAAATCAACAATCGTATTAATGCAACAGACCAACGCGTCAACCGATTAGGCGCAAGTTCCGCAGCGTTGGCCGGACTACATCCGCTTGACTTTAATCGTAATGATAAAGTCAGCTATGCCGTTAGCTATGGGCGTTACCGTAACAGTAACGCCGTAGCACTTGGAGTGTTCGCTAGACCTAATGAACGTATCATGGTAGGTTTCGGTGCCACCCTTGGTGCTGAAAACCAATACACTATCAACCTTGCCTTTAAAACAGGCAAAGGCTCTGACTACGTCGCTGAAGCTAAGGATGCCCAAAGCCGTATCAGCAAGCTAGAACGCTTAGTGGATGAGTTAACGCAAGAAGTTGCTGCGCAACGTCGTATTTAGGAGGTTACTATGAACAAGAACGCACCCTACACGCTCAACATCGATATGTCCTTATCTGAGGACACGGACACTTGCATTTGTAAGTGTATTACAACCGTTAAAAGTGAAACTGTGTTAGCTGCATTACTTGCTAGCGCAGTAGTAGCTATCGCTCATGATCATAGCTGTGCACCGCACAAGTTCGCAGAAGCCATGTGCGGAACGATTATGGATTTTATCGATAATCCAGGTTTTACTAAATCAAAAGAACAATTATCCTAGGAGGTCATCATGATAAGAATCACTTTTGAAGCAAAAAACTATGTATCCCTTTGTGAAGAACTTAAATTGTTCCTCAGTTACAGTAATATACCGACGACGGAAGAACCGCCAACAGCTCCTGTGGTACCCGCTACAGTCCAAGCTCCCCCGGTGGCTCCAGTCACTCAACCTACTACAGTAGCACCTGTGGCACCGACATCTGCGCCGGCGCCAACAACTCCAGTGCCTCAACAGGTAACACCTACACCGGCTGTACCTGTAGCACCAGTTAAGGAATACACCTTGGAAGAAATTCAAGTGGCGTTACAACCAATAATGGATGCTGGTCGCACGAATGAAATCGTAGGCTTAATGCAAAAATACAAAGTGGCAAGCCTTCCAGAGCTTCCAAAGGAACAATTCCCTAATCTCGTAGTTGACCTTCGCAACATGGGGGCTCGAATCTAATGACTAGCCATGCACTACTAAGCGCATCAAGTTCCCATAGGTGGTTACATTGTACAGGGGCGCCTCGATTAGAGGCGACCTTCCCCGATACTACATCCGAGTATGCAAAGGAAGGCACCCTCGCCCATGAGCTATGCGAACTGAAACTTAAGAAATACACTACGGCGATGGCCAAAGGTACTTACACCAGGGCGTATAACAAAATCAAAAAGAATGAGTTATGGGCGCCTGAAATGGACGAAACTACAGACGTGTATCTCGAATACATCAAGTCCATCATGTTAAGTTACAAGGTCGCTCCTGTAGTCGTCATCGAAAAGCGCGTTGACTTTAGCCAATACGTGCCTGAAGGATTTGGTACTGCGGACTGCATTATCTTAGCCGGTGATACGCTCCACATCATCGATTATAAGCACGGTAAAGGTGTTGTAGTTGATGCGGATCATAACCCGCAAATGATGTTATACGCACTCGGTGCGATACACGATTACAGCCTCTTATATAAGTTCAACACTATCAAGATGACCATTGTACAGCCTCGTGTTAATAACATTTCAGAATTTGAAATGTCCTCCGATGAGCTCTGTAAATGGGGTGAGGAGGTAGTCGCGCCGAAAGCTAAGGAGGCCTACGAAATGGAAGGCCACACGTTTGAGGCTGGTGCCTGGTGTGGGTTCTGTAGGGCAAAGGCTCAATGTAGAACACGATGTGAGCATTTCGATGCGATGCACGTATTCACGAACCAAGACCCTCGTCTGATTAGCCTTGAAGAACTAGGTACATACCTAGAACATGGCCAGGATATTGAATCCTGGTACAAAGATATTAAGGAATACGCTTTATCTGAGTCCTTAGCCGGTGCGGAGGTACCAGGTTGGAAAGCCGTAGAGGGCAGAGGCTCCAGAGCCTTCCAAGATGGCGATACCGCTATCCAGACCCTTATTGACAGAGGGGTAGATGAATCTATCCTCTATGAACGTAAGGTTCTTACCTTGGCACAAATTGAAAAGGCCATCGGTAAGAAAGAATTTAATGAACTCGTAGGCGACCAGGTCGTTAAGAACCCTGGCAAACCTACTCTTGTAGCTGATACGGATAAGCGCCCACGTATCACTAACCAACCTAGTGCGGCGCAAGTGTTTAATACCAATGGAGGTAACTAATTATGTCATTCCAATGCAAACCAACAGAAGTCCTTTTACAAAACGTACGTTTATCCTTTGTTCATTTACTTGAACCATACACTAATCCAAATAACTTCAGCGAAGCGAAGTACAGCGCTATGATCCTTGTACCTAAATCTGATACAGCGCAAGTACAAGCTATCAATAACGCTATTGAAGCAGCTATTGCCGACGCTCGTGTGAAACATGGCGCCAAAGTACCGGCGCAACCTAAAACACCATTTCACGATGGTGATGGATATACGCCAGGGGGCAAAGAATACGGCCCTGAATGTAAAGGTCATTATGTGTTCAATGCGTCTCAATCCATGAAATTCAAACCTGAAGTGGTCGACCTTCAAGGTCAACCCCTTACTGAACCTGGCCAAGTATATTCTGGCATGTATGCCAACGTATTGGTTAACTTCTACTTCTACAATACCCAATCCTCTGGCATTTCTGCTGGTTTAGGCCCTGTACAAAAAGTACGTGATGGTGAACCTCTTGGTGGTGGCCAACCTGCATCCGCTGCATCCGTATTCGGTGCTCCGCAAGGAAGCGCAGCAAATGTATTTGGTGGCGCTGAAGCGGTTCAAGCTATCAACCCTGTAACTGGCCTTCCAATGTAATAGGTGGCCATTATGCGCCATCTCAACATTGATATTGAAACATTCTCATCCAATGACATCGGCGCAGGTGTATACAAATATGTCGAAGCGGAGGATTTTTCAATCCTCCTATTCGCATATGCGTATGACTTTGGCCAGGTTGAAGTTGTGGATCTAGCACAGGGCGAAACAATACCTGATGCGGTGATTCAAGATTTGCAAAATCCGGACGTGATTAAACATGCTTACAACGCGCAGTTTGAAATCACATGCTTGAACAAAGCCGGATATACTACTCCATTACGTCAATGGCACTGCACGATGATTCACGGTGCGTATTTAGGGTACCCTATGGGCCTTACTAAGTTAGGCGTGGCTCTAGGCTTACCTCAAAATAAGTTAAAGGATAAAGCCGGTAAGGCTTTAATCCGGTATTTTAGTATTCCATGTAATCCGACCAAGTCGAACGGCGGTCGAACTCGTAACCTTCCACACCATGAGCCTGAGAAATGGCGAACCTACGTCGAATATAATCGTCAAGATGTAGTCACTGAAATGGAATGTTACAAACGACTCGCATCGTTTCCTGTACCCGATGAAACCTGGAACGATTGGTACATCGATATTGAAATCAATAATCGTGGTGTACTCATCGACCATGACCTCGTCATCGGTGCTCTTTGCATCGATGAAGAAAACACGAACATCCTTACCAAGGAAGCACAGGAAATCACACGCTTGGCCAATCCTAATTCTACGCAAGCGCTCCTTAATTGGATCAACACCAACACAGGGGCTAACCTGCCTAACTTAACTAAGGATACAGTTGACGGCGCTCTCAAGAGCGATATTAACCAGGTGGCCAAACGTGTTCTTATGCTACGTAAGAAACTGGCCAAGTCCTCTGTATCAAAGTACGTCAAGATGGAAGAGTCCTGGGGATCAGATTATCGCCTAAGAGGCGTGTTACAGTTCTACGGAGCCAACCGTACTGGACGATGGGCCGGACGACTGATACAGGTCCAAAACCTACCTAGAAACTACATCGAAACGCTTGATGTCGCACGTTCCCTCGTGACACATCGTAATCGTGTAGGGCTCGAACTCTTATATGGTGATGTAGCCGATACGCTCTCACAATTAATCCGTACGGCTATTATCGCCCCTGATGGTAAGACATTATGCGTAGCTGACTTCTCCGCTATTGAAGCACGGGTTATCGCCTGGCTAAGCGGTGAACAGTGGCGTCAACAGGTATTCGCTCATGATGGTGATATCTACTGCGCCTCGGCATCCTCGATGTTTGGCGTTCCAGTCGTGAAACATGGTGAAAACGGACACCTTCGACAAAAGGGTAAAGTCGCAGAACTCGCCCTTGGGTATCAAGGAGGCGTCAACGCATTAAAGGCTATGGGCGCCCTTGATATGGGGCTATCAGAAGAAGAACTTCCGGACATTGTCCGATTATGGCGTGAGGCGTCACCCCGTATTCGTGATTTATGGTACCAGGTAGAAAATGCTGCGGTGTACACAGTAACCACAGGCAACCCTATGGGCCTTGACCATGGTATTATATTTCGTTTAGAAATTGATCCGATATACGGCTATCGCTACATGACGATAGAACTACCTAGCGGGCGGAAGCTATTCTACCCAGGGGCGTATATCAAAGAAAACCAATTTGGTAAGGACGCCGTCCATTTCAAGGCGCAATTCAACAACGCCTGGGTGGATGATAGTACATACGGTGGAAAACTTGTTGAAAACATTACCCAAGCCGTAGCTCGAGACTGCCTGGCTGTAACGTTACGTCGATTAACTATTGCTGGGTATCCGATTACTATGCACATCCACGATGAAGCGGTTATGGAAATCCCGGCTGAGGGTAAGGAGGAAACTCTTAATAAGGTTAACACCATATTTGGGGCTCCGATTCCATGGGCTGAAGGGTTACACCTATCCGCCGCCGGATTCACCAGTGATTATTATATGAAGGATTAGAAAGGGCGTTGGCCATATGATTAATGATAAAAAACTAATAATTAGCGTAGGCCAAAGTCGCACGTCTAAACAATGGATTCAAACGGAGCTCATGTGGTCCGAGTTCATCGAACGACTTCGTACACCACAACGTACTACGGAAACGGTTGAGCAGTATCATCAGCTTCCAAAGTCAGCACAGGCTAAACTGAAGGACATCGGGGGGTTCGTCGGTGGTCGTTTAATCGGTCTCCAACGTAAAGCGATTAACGTCACAGGGCGTGACCTTATCACCCTTGACCTTGACGCCATTGAGCCTGGCCAAACGGATAATGTAGTGCGTACAGTGGACAGTTTAGGTATGGCGTATGCCGTGTACAGTACACGTTCACACACGCCACACCGGCCACGGTTACGGGTAGTCATTCCAACTGACCGCACCATGACCCCTGATGAGTACGAGCCTATCGCTCGTAAGGCGGCCAGTTTAATCGGTATCGGCATGATGGACTCGACCACGTTCGAAGCCTCGAGGCTTATGTACTGGCCGGGATGCTCCAGTGATGCACAATATGTATTCAGATTTGCAGATAAGCCGTTCTTATCGGCTGACGGCATCCTGGCTGAGTACACCGATTGGCGTGATGTGGCGTCATGGCCACAGGTACCAGGTTCTGAGACTTCGGTTAGAGTGAAACAACTACTTACGAAGCAACAGGATCCATTATCCAAGCATGGTATCGTAGGCGCCTTTTGTCGGCAGTATGGTATCCGTGAAGCAATCGATACGTTCCTACCTAACGCGTACACATACGTTGACGGCTCCAACGACCGCCTAACTTACGTCGAAGGGTCTACCATCGGCGGTGCGGTTATATATGACGATGATAAGTTCTTATACTCACATCACAATACAGATCCGTGCGGTGGCCAACTGGTAAACACGTTCGACCTGGTTCGCCTTCATAAGTTCCATGACCTCGACGAGACGGCCAAGGACGGCACACCACCGCATAAGATGCCATCGTTCCTTGCGATGAGTAAACTCGCCTTTGAGGACTCGGAGGTAGCTATCAGTATCCAGCAAGAACGTGCACGCGAGTCAGCTACGAACGTGTTCCAAGAATCGATAAGTAATTCTAATACTACGGACGTAACGGACCTTGACGCCAACGCTATGCTCGAGACTGAATGGATGAAGTCCGCTGACCTCAAGTATAACGAGAATCAAGGGCTCAAGAAAACGCGTGATAACATTCTTAAGATATTAACGCATGATCCGGCACTCAAGGGTCGTATCGCATATGATAAGTTCGGTAGTCGCTATATGGCCATGGGTGCGTTACCATGGGCGTTATCGGAGCATGGTAAACGCATATGGACTGACACCGATGATAGTGGTATCCAGTGGTACTTAGAAAACCGCTTTGATATCACCGGCAAAGATAAAGTCCTTGATAGTGTGTTACTCATCGCGAAACAAAACTCATTCAACCCAGTGACGGATTATTTAGATAGTCTCACCTGGGATGGTGTGGAACGATTAGATACCATCTTCATCGATTACCTGGGCGCAGAGGATAACGTGTATACCCGTGCAGTAGGACGTAAGGCCTTCGTAGCTGCGGTAGCACGTGCCTACGAACCTGGATGCAAGTATGACACTATGCCGGTACTAGTCGGCGCCCAGGGGATAGGGAAGTCATCTCTTATCCGTCTCATGGGCAAGGATTGGTACGCTGATGGGCTTAACACCTTTGATGGTAAAGAAGCTGCTGAAAGTATCCAGAATAGTTGGTTAGTTGAAGGCGGTGAAATGGCCGGGTATTCGAAGGCTGAAGAAAACGCATCGAAACAATTCTTATCACGCCAGGTCGACGTATTCCGTAAGGCGTATGGTCGCCGTACTGAAGAATATCCACGCCAATGCGTGTTCTTTGGTTCTACTAATCAACACGAGTTCTTAAAAGATATTACTGGTAACCGCAGATTCTGGCCAATACAACTTGGTTTAAAGAAACCAACGAAAAATGTATTTAAGAATTTACCTGGCGAAGTGGATCAGCTGTGGGCGGAAGCCAAAGCTAGATACCTTCAAGGGGAAAGCTTAATTATTGAAGATAATGAGGAAGTTCTACGCCTTGCAAAGGTAGCACGGGAAAGCCATATGGAAGGAAATGCTAAGGCAGGTGTGGTAGCTGAGTTCTTGAAACAGAAAGTACCTGAAAACTGGCAATCACTATCGATTAGTGCTAGACGGATGCAATTATCCGCAACGCATGCGGTACCTGGCCAAGAATTAGTGCTAAGGGATCGTATATGCGCGGCTGAAATTTGGTGCGAATGTTTTAACAAGGAATTATCTTGGATGAAGAAAGCCGATAGCCGAGAAATTAATCAAATTTTAGATAACATACCATTCTTAATCCGGTATGACAAGGTTAGAAAATATGGTCCATATGGTGACCAGCGAGGCTTTGAAATCATCCCAGGAATGATGTAAAAATGGGGGCAACATTCCGCAACAATCGTTGATTTTCTCAAAAAGAATGTTGCGACAAAAAAATAGAATGTTGCCCCAATGTTGCGGGAATGTTGCGGAGAATGTTGCGGTAACAAACCTAGTATTTATCTATGTTTATAGTACTTATATATATAAAACGCAACATTTATATATATATATAGTAAAAATATATAAATTTAAGTACGTTTAAGGGGTTAATAGGGGTTAAATGGGGTATATACACATATGTGTGTAAATCCATGTCGTTTTTGTTGCCCCTCTAAATGAGAATGGAAAAATCGGAGGTGTGAATATGCTTGAAAAACTAGTCGAACAGAAACTCGTTCGGGGTGTTAGAGAGTTGGGCGGTAAGGCATATAAGTTTGTATCGCCCGGTAACGTCGGTGTGCCTGATCGGATTGTGATATGGCCAGACGGTACCGTTCAATTCGTGGAACTTAAAACGACCCGAGGTCGATTAAGCCAACTACAGGATGTGCAGTGTAAGAAACTATTGAGCCTACTGCAGACCGTTTATATCCTCTACGGCCCTGAAGCCGTAAAGGATTACTTGACGAATGAAGGTGGAATCCACGGCGAGAGTTCCGTGTAAGAACTGTACCCGGCGTACACCTGGGTGTCATGGACGGTGTCCATCGTATAGCTTGTACAAAGTATTGAGCAAATACGAAAAGGCGAAGGACCATGATGATATCGATGTGCAGTCATATATTATGACAAACGTGCGTAAAATCCGTCACAAAATGCAAAAGGCAAAATACGGATGTACAGTTAAGGATTAGGAGGAGCTATAGTGAAATTTAATCCACATCCCTATCAAAAGTATTGTATCGATAGGGTAGTAAAACAAAATAAGCTAGGCCTCTTCCTTGATATGGGCCTTGGTAAGACGATTATTACGTTATCCGCTATTTACCAGTTGAAGTACAACTACTTCCAGGTTAAGAAAGTGCTTATCATAGCGCCTAAGAAAGTAGCGGAAGCAACCTGGCAACGCGAAGCGGCCAAATGGGACGGTGTTGGTATTCTAAGAATATCCACTGTATTAGGCCCATTAAAGAAACGCATACAGGCGCTAAATACACCGGCGGATATCTACATCATTAATCGTGAGAATGTATCTTGGCTGGTTAGCTACTACAAGAACGCATGGCCCTTCGATATGGTGGTAGTCGATGAATCGAGTTCCTTTAAATCTCATCGTGCCAAACGATTCAAGGACTTATCGAACATGTACAACCATATCAACCGCATGGTGCTGTTAACCGGCACACCATCACCGAATGGGTTGATTGACCTATGGGCCCAGGTCTACTTATTAGACCGTGGCCAAACATTAGGTAAGACATACACCGCGTTTAGGGAACATTACTTTGACCCGGACCAACGAGGTCGTGATGTGATCTATAGCTACAAGCCAAAGGCGAATACAGATGATGCGATTATGTCAGCCATAGCGCCATTATGTATCTCAATGAAGGCTAGCGATTACTTAGACCTACCACCGATTGTGTACGATACGGTGCCGGTAGTCTTAGATGCTAAGGCGAAGAAGGCCTACGAAAGCATGGAACGTGATGCTGTCCTTGAAGTGTTTGGAGCGGATGAAGAAATCACCGCCATGAGTGCGGCCGCGCTATCCAACAAACTCCAACAGTTGGCCAACGGTGCCGTATATGATGATGAGCGTAACGTCCATGAAATCCATGACTGTAAGATAGAAGCCTTCATGGAACTGATTGAACAGTTACACGGAAAGCCTGTGCTAGTGTTCTACAACTTCAAACATGACTGTGCCAGGTTAAAGGAGGCCCTAGCAAAAACGGATCTGCGTGTACGTGAGTTAAAAGGCGCCGATGAAGAGTTCGATTGGAACGCCGGCAAGATTGACGTACTACTAGCGCATCCCGCATCAACGGCGTATGGGCTGAACCTACAAGATGGCGGTAATCATGTGATATGGTTCGGGCTTAACTGGAGCCTAGAACTTTATCAACAAGCGAATAAGCGTTTGCACCGTCAAGGGCAAAATGAAAAGGTAATCATCCATCACCTTATATCCGTAGGCACACGGGACGAGGATATGATGGAAGCCCTTGAGAAGAAAGACGAAGCACAAGAATATGTCCTTCAATCATTGAAGGCTAGGATTGATAAATATGTGAAAGGATAACACTATGAAGAAACTATTAGCGTATGTGCAGGGAAACACGAACCCTGTCGGAATATATGGACCTGCTGTCAATTGCCCGGAATGTCGAGAGGCTTTGAAACATGAATACAAGGCGAAACCTAAAGCTAAGCCAACAGTATCCGTAGCGACGGAAGAAGAGAAGGCTAAGCAGTACGGTAAGATTGAGACTGAGCCGGAAGTAACAGAAACACCTACAATAGATGTACCTATTGTTGATGGTACGCATAATGAGACGATGAACGATGCGGTGCATCATCCACAGCATTACACCTTGCCAGGGCTAACCATTGAAAGTGTTGATGTCATTCGTGCTGTATTGACGCCAGAAGAGTTCAAAGGATGGTGCAAGGGTAACGCATTAAAGTATTCCCTTCGAGCAGGCCGTAAGGATCCGGCGAAAGAAGTTCAGGACCTAGCGAAGGCAGGTGTGTTTTTAAGTTGGATTACCGGGGAGTAGCCCATGCATACCAGTGCGAGTTTCGAGAAACTGCTACACGACCATGGGCATTACCTGGATGACTTATACATAATCACTGTCCGATATGTCAACTACTTGGAAGAACAATACGAGATGGCATACGTACGAAGTGAAGAGGTTATCCGTGAATACAAGGAAGCAGGTAATGACCAGTTCGACGATAAGACATATTCGTATCCGTGGTATCACGATGAGCGATGGGACGAAGCTACTGATACCTTGGAAGCAATAGAGGATGAGGTCGATGAGCTGTACAAGATTGTAGAAGGGATGGATTACATATGACACAGGATAGTATTGATAGGAGGTGAATGTATGGGTAAGCGTACGAGTAAGGGGACACATCCTGGAATATGGAAACTGCAAAGGCTGATGGATAGTCATAGGCGATTAACTGACGTTGAGGCGCACTTGCAACGCCTGGAGCAAGAAGCACGAAGTGAGTACCCTATCACCGAAGAACAACAGCTAAATCTCAAGACGACGTATCGTGATTTGCTTGAAGAGTCAAGGCGACTATCAAGGGAACGATATGAGCTATGGGCTATCATCCATCAAGTGCCGAGCGATTGTGAGCGCACATTCCTTGAATATCGCTACTACTTTGGCCTTGGCATGAAGGACGTCATTGAGGCGATGCATTACAGCGAGCCACAGGTCTACCGCATCAGGAAGATGGCTGTCAAGTCTTTTTGCAAACTTTTTGAAAATTTCTAAAACATGATATGAAATGATAGTTGCACTTTGTGTTACCTTATGGGTGTGGATACGGAAACGAGCGCCGTGTCCACGCACTGTAGGGTAGTTCATAGTGATACCTTTCATGTACTTACACTTCTCTCCTGGGCAGTTGCCCAAACCTGAAGCGAAGCATTGAGGACTACGAACAACCGCGTAGTCCTTTTTGTTAGCTTTAATTAGAAAAGAAATACCCTAAATTAATTTAAAATTATTTTTAAAACAAAAAGGTACTTCCTCGACAGAAAATCGTCGGTGGTCGCCTCCGCGCGATGTTTGTCCACATGTGAAAAATTTTTTCAAGTAGAAAGTACCCTACCAATAGACACTTACGGAAGGAGGTCCAAAATGGCCACGGAAAGACCCAAAGTCAAGTTCGATGACAATGGCGAGATCATTGTCACCACAAAAGTGCTATGCCAAATCTTGGACCTCGGTCCGGAAATGATATCACGCCACAATCGTGCAGGGATGCCGAAGGTGGCAACGGGGTGGTGGAATGTTCGCGAAGTTCTTGTATGGCTTGGCATGTCCAAGGATAAGGACGGAACGAAATCCGCAGCTCAAAGAAAAATTGAAGCTGAGGCGGACTACAAAGAAGCCAAAGCGAAACGCGAAAAGCGAATGAACGAAGTTCTCGAAGGCCAGTATATTGCAGTCGAGGATGTAACTCGTGAATGGACTGGACGCGTTAACGAATTGAAATCATCCCTTGGGCTGTTACCTAAAGCGGTTAGCAAAGAATTTCCGGATGCAGAAACAAGGGTGATTGTAGAGAGGACGGTGAATGAGTGTGTCAACGAGTACCTCGAAAGCTACGCGCGCGACGGCGCCTACACGAAAACGAAGAAAAGTTAGTTCCAAAAATTCCAGGAATCCGAAAAAACAATGTCATTACAATTCATCGCACAATTCTAGTACATCGTTTACGTGGACGGCGCAAGAACTCGAAGCATTCAAGCCTCCGGAGCGGTACACCGTTTCCACATGGGCCGATAAGTTCAGAGTACTCCCAAGCACTAGTGCAGAACCCGGACCCTGGCACACGCACCGCACTCCATACCTAAGAGAGCCTATGGATATGCTCAACAACGATTTAATCGAATCGATTGTACTGTGCTTTGGTGCACAGATAGGTAAGACAGAAGCTGAACTCAACATGATAGGGTTCGCACTGCATCAATCTAAGGCGCCTGTCATGATGGTATATCCAACAGATAGGCTGGCAAAGTTCAACAGTGAAAAACGTGTTCAGCCAATGATCACGAACACAGAACCTCTGGCCAACATGTACAACGAAAACGCAAGTTCAAAGCTAGAACTCAACTTCAACACAGGGAACTACATGGTATTGTCCGGCGCTAACTCTCCATCGAGCCTTGCATCAAGGGCTATCAAATATGTGTTCTTCGATGAAGTCGATAAGTACCCGGTATTCTCCGGCAAGGAAGCCAATCCAATTAAGCTGGCAACGGAACGTACTAAAACGTTCGTTGATGCCAAACACGTGATGGTATCAACTCCAACAGTCGAGAATGGCAATATCTGGACCGCTTTCAAGCAAGCTCATGCGCAGAAAGAGTACTACGTACCGTGCCCACACTGTGGTGAGTATCAAAAGCTCGTGTTCAAGCAAATTAAATGGCCCGATGAGGCTAAAGGCAATAAGGACCGCATCAGGGACACCGCCTATTATGAATGCGCGCATTGTAAGAAAGCGATACACGATAAGCACAAAATGGATATGCTTCGTAACGGAGAATGGCGAACCGAAAATGAACCTGATTGTCGAGTGCGTTCGGTTGGCTACCACTTATCGTCCTTATACTCTCCATGGATAGCCTTTGGGAAAGTTGCGTATGAGTTCTTTACTTCAAAAGACTTCCCGGACCAGCTTATGAACTTTATCAATTCATGGCTAGCAGAACCTTGGCGAAGTGCTAAGACGAAAAGCACACAAACGCTACATTTCACGGAATCAACCTATGAGCGTGGCGTAGTACCGGATAAGGCAACGCTACTTATCGCTAGTGTTGACGTACAGCTTGACCACTTCTGGTGGGAGGTTAGGGCCTATGCGCCAGGCGTGAAGTCCTATCTCATCGACTATGGCCAAGCCAGTACATGGGACGACCTAGAGGAGATCATAGTCAACAGGGAATATCCGACAGAATACGGCGAACCTAGACAAGTGATGAAGGCGGGCATTGACTCAGGCTTCAGAACGGACGAGGTGTACCAATTCTGTGCAAGGTTCCCGGAAATATGTATTCCGTTAAAAGGTTCATCCAATCATAAGACCTTAACGGCGCCTTATTCAATGTCAAGCGTTGAAAAGGGTGTTATCGGAGGCCTTAAATTGTACGTCCTTAATACGGACTACTGGAAGGACTTCATATTTGCACGGATGGTACGGCCAACTGATGAGGTCGGTACAATCCATCTATTCAAGGATTGTCCTCAAGAATATACTGACCATCTTCGGTCGGAAGAAAAACAAGAAATCCGCAACGTGAAAACGGGTGAGGTTACGATACAGTGGAAACCACTTACCGGGCACCCTACGAATCATTTGCTAGATACATGTACATACAATGCTGCAGTCGCAGACATTGCAGGGGTGAAGTACTTAACGGAACCCGAAGAATATGAAGAATCTAATTCCGTAACCGAGGTTATCGACTACGGTGTAGGAATGGGTAATACGAACCATTGGTTTAGATAAGGAGGTGAACCATGAGCGATGTAAACGAACAATTGGACCGTATCCGTGAAGTCATCGAGGATATCGAAACAAAAGGATATTCTGAGTTACAAATTGGCGGTAAGCGGTTCAAATCGATTGACCTTCCTGTGTTATACGCACGAGAACAAACGTTAATGCAACGTGTTCATGAGGAAGCAAACGGCTTCCAGAGTGATGCATACGTGACATGGGGTGGACGATGAATATCTTAGATAAGGTAATCGGTTGGGTTAGCCCTGAGAGGGCGCTTAATCGTATCGCAGCACGAGAGGCAATTCGCCAATTTGATGCGGCGTCAATGGACCGATTGAGTAGCGACTGGCAACCTGCTTATGGTACAGCCGAACAGTTGGCCACTGGAGCGCGTGACCTTATTCGAGGTCGAGCTCGTGCAGCTGAAATGAACAGCGACTTAGCCGAGTCTGTAGTAACAGCCTTAATCCGTAACGTTATTGGCGTTGGGATTAAGCCACAGGCAAAGGTAAGAAGTGGTAAAGGTAAGTTAAATACAAGCCTTAACAACAAAATCGAAAAAGCATGGGCAAAATGGACTGAGGCAGAAAATGCGGACGTCCGAGGGATGACTAACTTTTACGAATTGCAAGCTATCGCACTACGACGGATGCTCTACGATGGCGAAATTCTAGTTAATAAAACCGCGCAAGGTGAGTACCTTCCGTTATCAATTCAATTGATTGAGGCAGAGAACATAGGCGCGGTTAGCCTACAAAATGGCAAGAATAACATCATCAACGGCGTGGAGGTTAACGAATATGGGAGACCAGTTGCGTATCACGTATACCAAAGCGATCCAATGGGGTTACGCAGTTTCGACGCATTACGGCTAACTACTAACCAGGCGTTCTTATTATTCAAGCCAACTCGTACCTCGCAACTTCGAGGGATGAGCCACCTGGCATTAGTCCTTCGTCGCATCCACGATATTGACGAATACATGGATGCGGACTTAATCGCCGCCCGTGTATCAGCGTGTTATAGCGCGTTCATCACGTCTCAAAATTCAGCACGTCAAACGGCGATGCTACCACGGGATAGTAAGGGGCGTCCTAACATGACATTAGCACCAGGTATGGTTAGACACCTTAGCCCTGGTGAATCCATTGAGTTCGCAGACCCTAAGCGTAATGCAGGGACTGCGAGTGAATACTCGGCAACTCAGACACGGAGAATTTCCTCCGGTCTAGGAATGAGCGCGGATATCGTGGCTCGTAATATATCAGGTAACTTCTCAGCAGCAAGGCAAAATCTGTTAGAGGACCAAAAGACCTTCCGACAATGGCAAACATTTGTTATCGCACACTTTTGCATGCCGATTTGGAAAGCCTTTATTGACGCATTGTACCTAGCTGGTGAACTACCATCTGACTACTTGGCGAATAAGGACAAGTACCAAGAAGTATCTTGGCTCGCCCCAGGTTGGTCGTGGATAGACCCAGTTAAGGAAGTGTCCGCCAATAAGGAAGCTATCAAATCCGGCCTTACAACCTTAGAAGATGTGTGCGCAGCATCTGGGCGTGATTGGGAAGAAGTTCTTGAACAACGGAAACTCGAACAGGATAGAGCCAAGGAGCTCGGGGTGTTACTAGATTATTCCAGTGAGTTGCAACCATTGATGGACCCAGATAGTGACGCTAGCGTCCAACAATCACAGGAAGGAGCTGATGGCTAGCAATGGACGAAAATGAAAAACGTAGCGTTCAAGGTAACTATTGCCGTGAATCTACGATTGACCAAGTCGACTCCGACAATCGGACGGTAGAACTTTCCTTCTCTTCCGAAACGCCATATGGCCGTTGGTTCGGCGATGAAATCCTTTGCCATGATGAAGAATGTATCAATCTCGATAGATTTAACGATGGCTTAGGCACCGTGTTATTTAACCATGATCGTGATGCGGTCGTGGGGCACATCGAAAAGGTGTGGGTTGAAGATAATCGCGGTAAAGCGTTAGTACGCTTTGACGAAGATGAACAATCCGACGCCATATTTAAAAAAGTCCAATCCGGAACACTTCAAGGTGTTAGCGTAGGATACTCTATTAACCGATACGAAGTGCTTGAAGATGATAGTACTACATCCACGAATGGCCGTTTCATCGGTCCAGCATACGTCATCACCGATTGGGAACCTTTAGAAATCAGCATTGTATCCGTACCTGCAGACCCTACGGTCGGCGTAGGGCGCAGTGCAGATGATATTCAAATTCATACAGGTATTGACACACAGGAGGAACAAAAAGGTATGGATGAAAAAGAAAAATTGACTGAAACTCCAGAAGTGAAATCCGCTCCAGTTGAAGGCGGTATCACAAAAGAACAATTGGCAAAAGCAATGGAAGAAGAACGTAAACGTACTTCCGAAATTACTGCTATGTTCCGCGACTTCGATGTAGAAGGCGCGGATGAAGCAATCGTATTGGGCAAATCCGTTGACGAAGCACGTGCAATGGTTATGGACCAATTGCGTGCACGTAACGCAGGCGTGTCCGTTAAAATGGGCGAATCTGAATCCGATAAATTCCGCGCAGCTGCACAAGATGCAGTATTAATGGCGGCAGGTATTCAAGTAGCTGAACCGGCACCAGGTGCTAACGAATTACGCGCACATTCCTTAGTTGAATTAGCACGTGAAGCATTACAACGTGAAGGCCTTCGTGCTAACTTTGGCGATAATTTGGAATTGGCTCGTGAAGCTATTAACTCCACATCCACATTCCCTGCTATCATGTCCAACTTAGCGAATAAATCCGTAATGAACGGTTTTAACGAAGCAGAAACTACTTACCAATTATGGGCAGGTAAAGGCTCTAATCGTGACTTCAAGGAAGCTACACGCGTAGCATTATCTGAAGCAGGCGACTTGGAATTAGTTCCAGAAGGTAGCCAATTCAAAGCTATGACATTCAAGGAAGCTTCCGCGCGTACTAAAGTCGCTACTTACGGCAAATTATTCAGCTTAACACGTCAAGCAATCATCAACGATGACCTTGGTATGTTCTCCGCTATCGCAACTCGTTTTGGTTCCGCAGCTAAACGCTTAGTTAACAAAATGGTATACGCACAATTGACAGGTGACGTAGTGATGGACGATGGCGTTGCATTGTTCAATAGCAAACACGGTAACGTTGCATCCACAGGCGAAGCATTATCCGTTAAAGCTATTGCTAAAGCGGTAACTGCTATGCGTCGTCAAAAAGGCATCCAAGGCACTGCGACACTTAACATCACACCTAAATATTTAATTGTTCCACCTGAACTTGAAATGGTAGCATATCAACTCATGAACTCCACCGCAGATGTGGCAGGAATTAACTCCGGTGTGTTTAACCCATACAAAGGTCGATTCACTGTTATCGCTGATGCAGAAATCACTGACCCAGATGCATGGTACTTAGTAGCGGATGCAACTCAACACGATACTATTGAAACTACATTCTTGAACGGCGTAGAAGCTCCACGCTTAGAAACTCGTCAAGGCTTCGATGTAGACGGTATCGAATATAAGGTTGCATTGGACGTAGGTGTACGTGCACTTGATTTCCGTGGCCTTTACAAAAATGCTGGTAAATAATTAGGGGGTAACAATATATGATGACACAATTCGTACAAGAAACTGACCGCATTGACATTACTGCAACAGCAGAGGTCAAAGCCGGTAATATCGTAGAAGCAGGCGCACTTCACGGTGTGGCTATCACAGATTTAAAAGTCGGTGAAGTCGGTGCCATTAAAGTAACCGGCGTATTCAAAGTAACAGCCAATAAAACTGATACTTTTGCAGTCGGCGACGTAGTTAACTTTGATACAGACAAAGCTGTTAAAACTGGTGGTAAACCATTAGGCATCGCAGTAGCGCCTAAAACTGCTGCGCAAGATACTGTTACAGTTCTGCTAGTGCAATCTGTTAAAGTTGGCGCGTAGGCAATAGCTATATTATGAGGATAACGGGGGCCACACGCCCCCGTTAAACCTATGAGGTACAAATATGTATACATACGATGAAAACGTCCTCCTGGGGGCATTTGGTGAGAAAATCACATATGAAGGTAAGACCATCAAGGCGAGCGTGGAAATCGGTGAGTACGATGGCAAGGGTTCAGGATTCGTAACCGGATTAGCTGATAAGGCTAAGATTTGGATACGAACCAAGGACATACCATTACCAAAGACCAAGGATGAAATCTACATCCATGGCAAAAAATGGTATGTGGATCATATCTCTGATAGTGACGATAAGATGCATTGCCTAGAAATTGTGGCCAACGTAAGGACGGTGAGACCATGAGTAATGAGCCTATCACCATTAATGATGGCGCTACGCCGTACCTTGAATTTATCGCTAAAACGAAACCTGATTGGATGCGTAAGGCGATGAAGTCGATGGGCTTCATGATGTCCAAGGCCATCAAGGAAGGCATCAAGTCCGGAGCGCCAGGCGGTAAGAAATATGCTAGCTTCATGCCACCAGCTATGAGGGCACAACTCGAAGCAGCATTCGGTGCTAAAGTCCGGAGAGCTTACCGAAAAGGCGGTAAGGCTGACCGAGAAGGGTGGACCCATAAGTCTCGTGATGAACTCATCGCTAGCGGTGTAAAAGCCGGTACAGTTGGGTATACTCCACTTGGTAAGATGTACCGCGCCGTAGGGTATCAGTACGACGCTAAGTCTGAATCGGTCAAAGTTGGCTGGTTATCTAATTCTGCTAAGAAACTAGGGGAACAGATAGAGAAAGGCTACACCAAGGAAATAACAGAGAACATGCGTAAGAAATTATTCGCGCATGGGTTCCAGTTGGCCAAGGGGAAAACGACCTTCACCATTAAACCTCGTGAAACCTTCGGGCCGATGCGTAATGCACTTCAACCGAAACTCGTACCATTCCTTGAAAAGAAAATCGGTGAGTACGCACTCGGTAATACCTCATGGGGTACAAGTAATCGAGTATACAAAGTGAGGTAGCTATGCAAACAATTCCACTCGCAGTGATTGCGAATCGATGGGTTGAGGCAATCAAGGACAATGATCATATCAATGAGTTCTGTAAGGCGAAGTATGGTAAGGACCTGTCCATATTCGTAGGGTATGATGACGCAGGCGCGCCTCAAGAGGAAGATTGTCCATGCGTTATCGTCCTTATGGACTCAAAGTCCGAAGGGCTCGCAGATTCGTATTCGTATACTCTCCAACTCGTATGGGGCGTACATCGGAAGGAAGCGGAGCGTAACGGGCGAGTCATTACCTATACCGGAGCTTTTGAAACCGATGAACTAGGCCAGTTACTCATTGAATGTATTATGGATATCAACCCAAATTATCCAGTCATTCACATTGACTATGAAACAGATAATGTATCGTGGCGCCCTGTGTATCCAGGTAGAGCCACATTCACAATAGAAATACCGCACGTAATCGGCGGTCAAGTTGAATATTAATAGGAGGATAACATGGCAGTAGCTAAACGTGCGCAAGGCGCACAATCCAAATTAACAATGGCTTTTGAAACTGACTTTGGTGTTACACCGTCCACCGGTGGCGTGGTTATGCCAATCATTAGTTCCTCTCTAAAAGCAAGTCAAAATCTAAATGATTCTAACGTAATTCGTGGTACGCGTAATCCGGCTGCGCCTAGTCGCGGTAACATCGACGCATCTGGTAGTATTACACCTCCAGTCGATGTAATCGGTTTCGGCTATTGGTTGAAATTAGCCTTCGGCACACCTACTTCTACAGCTGGTGCAGGCTCTGCACATAAGCACGTGTTCAAAATTGGTCCGGATATGCCGTCCGCTACATTCGAACAAGGCTATAAGGACATCAGCACATATCAACAATTCAGCGGTGTGCGCATGAACAAAATGGCGCTTAACTTTGGCGGGGACTCCGAGTTAACAGCCACTATCGATGTAATGGGCTGTAAGGAAACAATGGCGGCAGTGCCATTCGATACCGCACCTACTCAAATTGCATTTACTCCGTTTGAAAACCTTGAAGCCACAATCAAAGAAGGCGGTGTGACAGTAGCTAACATATTGTCCTTAAGCCTTAACATTGACTTTGGCCTTGATGGTGATTCTTACGCCATTGGCGGTAAGGGCTTCCGTACTTATATCGATACAGGCATTGTCGGTGTATCCGGTACCGTAAAAGCGTTCTTCCAAAATATGGACCTTTTGAATAAAGCTGTAAATGGTACAGAATCTAGTCTTGAATTAACCCTTACTAAGGGCGATAACTCTTTGGTAATCAAATTACCTGAATTGATTTACGAACGTAACTCTCCAGGTATTGATGGCCCTAAAGGCGTTAATATCGAAATGCCGTTCAAAGCATACTACGGTGACGATGCTGAAGCATCTGCTATTCTATTCGAATTAACTAATACGCAAGCAGCGTATTAATGGGAGGTAACTATGAAGATTCAAGGTAAGGAATTAAAAGCAAGAGCCCTCACATGGTTTGAACGCGAATCCCTGATTAAAGCAGGATTGGACTTCGTATATTGTCCAGTCGAAGACGATGATCAATTAGCCGGTATCATTCGTAGCCGTGACATTATGCGTTTCATCTTGATGGATGTATATGGCCTTAGCGATGAGGACCTTAACACAGTTAGTGATAAGGAAGCTATGGACTTTGCGGGTAAAGTTATTACCGCTACATTCCAGGTACAAGCCGAAACGGAAAAAAACTAAAAGAGGTGTGGGGGTGGATGTCCTCTGACCGTCCGAAGTATTGCCAAGGGTGTAAGGAGTTACAATCCGCCACCCGGCAGTCCTTCGACTGCTCTGAGTGTGAATACCATCCTCCACACCTATTATTTGGCACGAAAATGGCTATGAAACTGTATACCCTATCACGCAGTCAGCGAATATATCACACAGGAGGGTTAGCTGGATTCGATTATCCGGCTATTCGCAATGTAGCGGAAATGAACAATATCAATCTGGGTCCGATGTTGTTCAATCTCATGTGGATATTAGAGGGCTTAGAAATGGAGGCGATGAATAAGGATGTCGAATAACGTAGTAGATATCGTAGTGCAACTGACCGATAAGAATACGCAAGCCGGTTTAGAGAAAATCGCAGCCGCCTCTAAGGGTACAGTTGCAGAGCTAGCAAAATTAAAGACTGAAATGTTGACCATTGGAGCCGGAGCAGGAATCACCGGTTTAGGTTCAAAGCTTGCCAAAGAGGCACTGGACTGGAACTTGTCTGTTAAGAAAATGCAGTCCTTGACTGGTGCCACCGCGGAACAGGCTAGTACGTTTATCTCCGTGGCCAACTATATGGGCGTAGCAACTGACGTAAGTACTACGGCGTTTGCTAAATTTGCTAAGGCCGTCTCTACCGCTCAGGACAAGATGCAAGTTGCATCAGCTGAAGGCAAGCTAGCGACTGATATGTTTAGTCGTTTGGGTATTAGCATTGATCAGATTCAAGGTAAGAATACTCTTGAAGTGTTCAGCATTATCCAAGACCGATTAAGGAACATGAAGGACGGTGCCGAAAAGACACGGGTTGAAATGGAGTTATTCGGTAAAACAGGTTACCAACTTCACGGCATGTTGAATCTGTCCGCTGAGGCAATGAAACAAGTCGAAGACCGTGCTAGAGCAATGGGGCTTATCATCAATGATGAAGCAGCTCAAAAGTCCGCATCCTTTAATCGGCAGTTAAAAGACATGGAACAGACAGGTAAGAGATTGGCCATTATGATTGGCCAAGAGTTACTACCTGTAGTTATGGAATATGCGCAAGGTGCTATTAATCTGACTAAGTCTTATAGCGAACTAGCGACTGAACAAAAGGAAGCTATTTCAGGACTTATCAAATTTGGACTAGAAGCAAGTATAGCTATTACTGCTATCCAATCTATCACGAGCGCATTAAAGTTCATGAGATTGGCTACAATAGCAGCTGCAGGTCCTTGGCTTGCATTGGCAACCGCTATCGGTCTTGCAGGCAAAGCACTACTTGATTACCGCTATAAGGAAGCTACTAAAGGTACTGACCTAGGTGTTGATGTGAATGGGCTTAGAGCTCACAAGAACTTAAATGCACCAGGTACTAATGCAGCCTATATGGCAAACAAAGACGGACGGTACTGGGTTGAAGATAGTGCTTTCTTCGGACTCATTAAGAACGATCGTTTAGCAACTAAAGAAGAGGGCGCTCAAATTGACGCTGCAATCAAGGCTAAGGAAGCGGCAGATGCTGCGAAGAAGAAAGCCGACGAAGAGCAAGCTAAGATGGAGCAGGAAATCGAGAACGCTAAGAACGGTCTTACTAATAATGAAGCTATCAATAAGGCTAATGAAGAAGCCGGTAAGGCAGCCAAAGCACAAGAGGCAGCGGCAAAGAAGGCAGAACAAGCGGCCGAGAAATTGGCAAGTTCTGTAGAACGTCTTAACGAACTCATTCGCAGTCTTACTCTTCAATCTTTGGAGATTGATGGTAGCCAATATGAAATCGATAAGCTCAATGCTAAGAACCAATTTGAAACGAATAATAAGAATATTCGTGACATCATTCGTTCTGCTGCAGGCTTAAATGGTGGCGGTGGAACTGGCGAAGCATCAAGCGTATTAGCGGCTGCCAATGCTCAATTAGGCAAGAAGTACGTATTAGGTGCTGAAGGTGATTGGGCTACAGATTGTGGCAAGTTATTCGCTGATAGTATCCGAGAATCGTTTGGTATTAGCACTCCTAGATATGTGCCTGATATTATGCGTGATGCTAGAGCTGTAGGGGCATGGCATGATGTAGGCGATGGATACGTACCTAAAGCAGGTGATGGTGTAGTCGTACTTGGAGATAACCATGTAGTTATTGCTGATGGTAATGGTGGCTATACTGGCGCAAACTCTCATGGACCTGGTGGTAGAGGTCCTGGTCAAGTGCTTCAATCTAGCTCTATTGAAGGTGACTTTGGAACTGCAACAGGCTATGTAGATACGGCGTTATACGCTAAGGCTTATGGTGGTAGTGCTCCTACTGGTGCTTCTAATGATGCGCTCAAAAATGCTAATGCTAAAGCACTTGCTGATTCTAATCTAGTAGCGGAAGCTAAGGCTAAGAATGAGGAAGTATACCAAAAGAAACTAGCTGAAGCTGACCGCAACCAAAAGATACGTGTCCGTAAGATGAATGAAGATATCGTCAAATTAGACCTTGAACGTACTGGCGATCGCTTGCAACTTATCAAGGCTGAATCTGAAGCTCAACAAGCTCAGATTGACGATAACATTCGTGAATATACAAAAGCCGTTGGTGATAAGACATTAGCTGAGAAGAAAGCTAATGCTGAGAAGCTAAAGCTTACTGCTGAAACTAATCAGAAGATTCGTGAATTAGCTTATACGCAACTTAACGAAGATGTGGATAAGCAGGCTAACTTAGTGAAGCTTGGCCGTGTATCTCAAGAAGATGCAGATAAGGTACTTGATGAGTCCCTTAAGTCTTATATCGCTTATGCACAGTCTGAACTTAATGAAGCTCAATTAAGCGCTACACAACGATTACAAATCGAGAAGAACTTAGTTGAGGCTCAACAAAAGCTATGGGAAGCCGCAGGACGTAACTTGCGTACTAGCCTAGCAGAAGGTGCTAGACAGTATAACCAACAAGTGACTAACTATGGTGACCTAGCGAAGTCTACTTTTGATAGTACGATGAGCAGTATTAACTCTTCCTTTACTAGTCATTTAGAAGGCATAGCAACTGGTGCTGAGTCATTCGGTAAAGGGCTTAAGAATATCTTTAAGGATATTACAAACAGTATCCTCAAAATGCTTGTAAATTTATCCTTCCAACAGTACGTACAACCTAAGCTACAAAGCCTATTTGGTGGGGTGGTAAGCGGTATCGGTGCTATTGGCGCCGGTCGTGGTAATGTATCCTCGTTTGCAAGTGGTGGTTCTTTTAGTTCCGCATTTACCGGAAATAGCTTCGGTAAGTTCGCAAGTGGTGGTATCGCTCCTGCAGGCATGACATTAGTTGGTGAGAATGGCCCTGAGCTCTTACAGTTCAACTCTTCTCATCGCATTTACAATGCAAGCCAAACACGTAAGATGATTAGCGGTGAAGGAGCTAATAAAGTAACGGTTAACATCATCAATCAATCTGGCCAACAACTAGATAGCCAACAACAAGAAACTAAGTTTGACGGCGAACAAATGATAGTTGATGTAGTAGTATCTAGTCTTATGACAAACAAAGGAGGTATGCGTGATGCCATTAAGGCAGCCGCAGTATAGCGTATGTTAGAATTCCCAAACATAAGATATCCGATATACCCTATCGATGAAACTACACCTGATGTAAGTCGTAAGGCTCAGGTAGAAAATATGACGATGTTAACCCATCGCAAGACTACAAAAGCATTACGATCATATTCAGTGAATTATAAAATCCCAACTACAGAGTATGTCCGCTTAAGGAGTTTCTTTGACCAAGTGAATACTGCAGAGATATTCCTTTGGACACACCCTGAAACACTGGCCAAAATTAGAGTAAGGTTCGCTGACCAACTCCATTTTTCAGCTAGTGACTACGGGATATGGACAGGTTCTATTCAGTTACAGGAGGCTTAGATGTTAACGTTATCGACTGCATCAATCATCGAAAAGAATAAGATATCCTCCACTGGAGCATGGGTAATGGCTATTGAGCTACACCACCCTGAAGGCAATATCCTTCTGGTGAATAACACAGAGGATTTGACATTAGGTGGCAAGCAGTATACGGCGTTCCCATTTAAGCTGGAAGACATCAATGAGGACACTAAGCAAATGCCCAATGTTAAACTCTCTGTAGCGAATGTAACTGGTACTATCCAACGATTAGTAGAAATGAATAAAGGCCTCACAGATTGTGAGGTCAATATTCGTATCTTTAATACTAACTTACCGGACATCATTGAACTTGAAGAAACGTTTATCATCAATGCATCCCAATCTAAAGCAGACTGGGTAGTGTTCACATTAGGCACAGACTTCTCATTCTCTCGTCGGTTCCCACCTGTTCGAGTAATGAAAGACTACTGTCCTTTCAAATTTAAGTCTGTAGAGTGCGGTTACAAAGGGTACGCACAATCATGCAATAAAACTCTAAAACGCTGTCGTGAGTTAAATAACAGCGTTAGATTTGGCGGTGAGCCAACAATACCACAAGGGGGCTTATATGCATCTAACTCTAAATAACTTAGTAGGTACTCCGTGGAAAGAGTTACCATGTTGGGAGCTTGTGGTAGAGGTGTACAAAAGAGTAGGTATTCAACTAGGGCCGTATATGACATATTGGCCAGACATGAACTCTCCTTGGCACGAAGTCAAGGAACCTGAAGTAGGGGACATAATTGTCATGAACCTCTACAGTAATAATGCTGACCATGTAGCCGTATATGTAGGCGAAGGTAAGATGATACACTCCACAGAATATGCAGGTGTGTGTATCGTACCAATGGACAGATTAAGAAAACGTATATTAGGAATGTACAGGCACATGGAGGCTCAATAATGATTAGATTAGTAATTGCTCGAAATCCATTCGACCTTACCACTAGACAAGAGACCCTTGTGCCTTTTGTTGAAGGTAAGAAACTTAACCAATATTTTACTGAGCCAGGTAACTGGGTGTACTCCATTAATGGTGAGCTAGTAGACAATACCGCATCACCTACAGATGAAGCCTATGTAGTGGTGTTACCAAAGGTAGAAAAGCAAGTACTTGGTATCTTATTATCTATTGGCTTATCAATCGCTACTGCAGGTATTGCCTCCGGTGCAATATTCGGTATCACTAGCGTATTAGGGCGTACACTAGCTGCCATGGCTATCGGCATGATTGGTAACACGATCATATCTAAATTGACGGCGCCTAAAACAGATAGCTCAAATACAGAGCAGTCAGCCACGTATGGGTGGCAAGGGTCACAAACGATAGTTGGCCAAGGTCATCCACTAGCGATTACCTATGGTAAGTGCAAAAGCGCAGGCATGCTTATCTCTCGTCATGTAATTAGTGATGGCAGTAAGCAGTACCTTAACTTACTATACTGCGCTGGCGAAGGTCCTATAGACTCTATCTCTAATATCAAATTAAATGGTAACCCTGTAGGTAACTACAAGGATGTGCAAGTTGATATTCGATTAGGTACGAATGACCAAACAGTTATCCCTAACTTTAATGATAACTACGCTGACCAACCATTGACCTATGAGCTTACGAATGACTGGTCAATCCATCAAACGCAAGGTAACTTGTCTACTGCGTTAGAGGTAACAGTATCTCTCCCTAATGGTTTGTACTACTCTAATGACCAAGGCGGACTAAGTGAAACCTCAGTCACTATTGAAGGTGGCTATCGTAAAGTAGGTTCAGCTGAGTGGATATCTTTACCACTTAGTAATAATGGTGGCCAAGAAGGTATGGTTGAGAAGAAAGACGGTAAATGGTATCGACTATTTAGCCATTCTCAAGCACCGATTGATACAAGCAAGTACTCAGGTATCATTAAAGATAAATCTAATAAGGCTATCTACAGGGTGTTCCGATTCGATGTAAAAGAACCAGGACAGTACGAAGTCCGCATGCGATGTGCACATAAGGATGGAAACTCTAACCGCCATGTGAACAAAGTGTATTGGTCTCAGTTAACTCAGATTGTTTATGATGACTTCATTCATCCTGGGAAGGTGCTTATCGGAATTAAAGCACTAGCGACTGACCAATTAAATGGTAATGATCCAAACGTAACCTGGTTACAAGAGCGCAAAACAGTATGGGTATTTAATACCTATACTGGAGCATATGAATCTAAGCCGGCGAATAACCCTGCATGGGCTTGTTACGATATCCTTCATCATTGCCGTAAGATTAGCGATGAGTATGTAGTTAAAGGTGCTCCTCGTGAACGCTTTGTATATGATGCATTTAAGGCATGGGCTGATAAGTGCGACGAGAAACATATTACATTTAACTACATTTATGATAGTGCTAGCCAAGTATGGGATGCGCTTAAATACGCTGAGAATGTAGGTAGAGGTAAGGTAATACCTCTAGGTACTCGATTCAGTTGTATTTATGATTATGCTGCTACACCTACTCAGTTATTCACAGTAGGTAATATCAAGATGGACTCTTTTATGGAAGAGTTCCAGGCTACATCATCCAGGGCAAACGCTATCGAGGTATCATTCCTCAATAAAGCTAAGGACTACGAGCGTGATGTACTCCCTGTATTCAGTGAAGAATATGACGTAACTACATCGTTAGCTAGTCCGGCGCAAGTCGAACTTATGGGATGTGATAACGTAGACCAAGCCTATAATTACGCTAAACACTACCTAAGAGCGAATAAATACGAGGTGCGTACTTGTACCTTCGAGGCTTTCACAGACGCCATAGCGTGCACAATAGGGGATGTAATCTTACTACAACACGACGTGACAGACTGGGGTCAAGGTGGCCGTATAGTATCTGCTACTGGCAATAAGGTAGTGCTTGATAGAGACGTTACATTCGAGCAAGGTAAGACATATCGACTCATGGTACGTAACGCTACTACAGATGCTTTGGAATCTTATGACGTGGCTAGTGCCAGCGGTAATACATTAACTCTTGCTAAGAGTGTAGTTGTCCAAACTGATGATCTATACACCTATGGTGAGGCTACTAAAGAAGCTAAACCATTTAGGGTATTGTCTATTAGCAAGTCTAATTCTGAAATGACACGTAAGATATCTTGTATTGAATACTACCCTGAGCTATACGCAGGCGATGACGGTTCCGTTCCTATCATTGACTACACTACGCAGTCCGATGTACTTAAGGTTATTAATTTAGTACTCTTAGCTGATACCAAGACATTAAAGGACGGTACTGTATTATGTGATATCAATGGTACATGGCAATTACCACGTGATAAAGTAGCCAAGAATATCATCGTTTACTACAAGCCTGTTACTACTCAAGAGTGGCAACAGTTCAAGGTGTTAGATGGTAGTGCTACTAGTGTGACTATTCCAAGTGTAGCGACTGACGTCAACTATGACGTTAAGATTGTATGTACCAATGAAGTCGGTGCTGCATATGAAGGTGTTGAGCGTGCGGTGTATGTGAGTGGTAAGGAAATACCACCGGCTACTCCTAAAGGCTTTACAATTACTCAGGATGAGGTGAATAGTAGTGTACTTCATCTATCATGGGAACCTAACGCAGAAGCTGACCTATATGGATACAGACTATATGACGGTAATGAGGTAGTACTTATTAAGCATATAGGCGGTACATCCTATTCGTACTTCATTCCTAATACTGGCAATTACCAATTCAAGTTATCTGCTATTGATACCTCTGGTAATGAAAGTGGAAAGGCTGAAGCACGTATTACGGCTACTGTATCAGCTGAAAGTGTGGCTACACCTAAAGCACCGGCACGAGGTGAAATAAAAATCGGTAAAACGATCGTTGCTGCATGGGACCCAGTAGAGAATACCTACATCGATTACTACGAAGTACGACTTGATAGTAATGTTGGCCAAGCTAACAATAGACTTGCCAAGACTACAGATATTCGCTCTGATATTAAATTGTCGGCTCGTAGAGGTGCGGTATTCGTTTACGCTCACAATCCTGTTAAAGGTTATGGTCCGGCTCTTAGACTCGATTATAATGCAGCAGTTCCTAAAGCTCCGACGAATGTAAAAGTAAAAGGTAATATTACTGGCGTTAGCGTAGTTTTTGATAGCATACCGGATACTTGTATAGGCGCTAACATTTACATCGGTACAGAGAAGTATTTCGTTACTACAAACGTAAATATAATACCGCATGACCCAGGTGTATTTGATGTAAAAGTTGCTTATGTAGATGTATTTGGTGAGGGTGCGTACTCTGATATTGTTGGCACTTCAGTACCGGCTAGTATTGACCCGGCTTTAATTGACAAGGAATCTCTCGGCATTAAGGCTATGGACGATAAGATTAAAGAGCTTACCCAAACTTCTAATGCATATTCTACGCAAGTACAGAACCTAACCACTAATATGGCTACTCAGTTTAGCCAATTATCGGAAGGTATTGACCTTAAGCTAAAAGCGTTGAATGGCGATGAGATTGTAAGTCGTATTAATCTAAGCTCCACAGGCACACGAATTAGTGGCAAGCTACTACACGTAACTGGTGATGCACTATTCGACAATAACATCATTACTAATAAGATGTTAGCTGCTAAGGCAGTGTCTGCAGATAAGTTAAGTGTTACTTCTCTAAGCGCTATCTCAGCCAACCTGGGCGAAGTAACAGGTGGTAAGATTATCGGCGGTACGATCCAAAACGGGCCCGGTTCATTCAAAGTTGACGCTAACGGTAACATTATAGGCGCTAACATAACAGGCTCACGCATTGACGCTGCCTCAATATTCCAATCTGGCTATAAGATTAAAAATATTGATGTGCAAATCTACAAAGTACGTCATGGTGATTGGTGCCCACTGCCAGAAGGATTTAACGAAAGCCAATGTACATTTATTCCTGTTGGCTACATAATGACTGAAAGTTATTTCGACAGCAATTATAGATACTATGAAACTAAGGTTCCAGGTCCGTGGGAGAGAAGAACACAAAATTATATTGATCAGTCAAAATATGAGCAACAAAAAGCTAGATATATAGGTCGATGTGATATCTACATGAATGGTAATGATACTTTAAATGTAGGGATTATTGGAAAACGCCGAGCGGTTGTAGAGGCAAAAAGCGCTGACACGTGGAGCGGTGGCGGAGATAATGGACACGATTACTACTCTAATGCTTATTCCTACGGCGAGCTATATGTATTAGTTATTGCACGACAATAAGGAGGCTATATGGTCGAACAAGATTTAACCCTAAACTGTGGCGATGACTTTTCTATCAGTTATGTTGTACCGCCAGATAGCGATATGACACTAGGCCAATATAAAGGCGCTTGTAAAATTCGCAAGCGCCCCTATGATGATATGAAATTAGAGTTGCATTCTGTGGTAGAGTCAAAACAGGTAAGGTTTTTTATTTCTGGCCAAGAGTCAGCGAAGAAGAAAATAAAGGGTGGCGATTACATCTATGACGCATTCCTTTATAACGATGACCACTGGCTCAAAATTGGTCAAGGTACGATTACGATCGTGCCGGATATTTCTATGCATGATTAAAGGGAGGTAACTTATCATGGCTGAAACAAACAATACTTTAACACTTAAATTTGACAAAGAAACAACATTACCATTATTAGAAGGCTTGGGTAAATCTGCTTATGCTATTGCAGTGGCTAACGGCTTCAAAGGTTCTGAACAAGACTGGCTAGATAGCTTACGTGGTCCTAAAGGGGACCCAGGTGACAAAGGTGACCCATTTAAATTTAGCGACTTTACACCGGAACAACTTAACGCAATTAAAGGTAAGAAAGGTGACCCAGGTGACCCTGGTAGTGCTGAAAAAGCAGCAGAACTTTTGAAAAATAAAAACGTGTACTTGCCTGATGCTAGCGTAGCTACAGTATTGGCTAAGCTAGTAGAGATTTTAGGTGATATTATCCACGTGGAATTCAAGCAACTTGAATACTTCCAACCTGTAGCCGGTCAAGAGTTTCTCGATTTAAAAGGGGAACCTCATTTCAAGGTCTCTGTAAATGGCGGTGAAAAACGTGTATTTGAAAGCGATAATATGCGTGTACCTATCAAAGCGTTTGGTGAAGATGATATCAAAGTATCTTATTACGACCTTGCAGACCGTGAAGTAGGTGTTATCTCTATCAAAGGTCTTGAGTCTACTGCGGCAGATGATACTTACACAGACGCAACAGGGGCTAAATTTACTAAATTCGGTAAGAAATTAGTATTGCGATTAGCTGCATATAATGAGAATACGTTTAACTGGTTGGGTAAATGGAATAAGCGAGATATTGAAACACTCGAAATTATCAGCGATACAAAGAAAAAAATCGTTGATGATAGCTCTACAGGTTATAAATATGACGGCTTAACATTTATTGTGAAACAGCCTAATAATCTTGATTTTGGCACTAAATTTAATCAAGGTACAGTAACAATTAATACTATGGAGAGAGCTATTCAAGTAACACTTGATAATTCTGATATTCAATATGAAAATGGCGCATATTATAAAATCGGTGTAGCGGGTAACGAGGAATTATAATTCGTAACAATTAACTTCCTATTATAACTGGTCCTTAGTTAGCACATAGTAAGGGGGTGCATATCTCATTTGGACTTGGCAGTTTGAATTAAACGACCTGCTTACGACATTAACTATCGTAGGCATAGTCGCAGGTGCAGGATATCGGCTTCTGATAGTACCTCTATTAGACCGTCTGGAAGCACAACGAAAGCAAGATGGCATAGAATTCGCTAACAAGTGGAATACATTATTCGACACACTATGTGAGCTAAAGGACGAAATGAAACAGTCACGTGCTGAACGTACTGAGTCCGCAGCTACTTTTATGATGTTAACCACTAGACTAGAATCTATGGAAAAGCGAATTAATGAGTTAAGGGAGGAATTACATGAACATACCACCTCGGCTCATGGACAGCGCTAAGAAAGTATTTAAATCTGTTAGGGTGGCTAATATCCACCCTACAGGTGTATTAGCGACGAGGGCACTAGTCCTCGTCATGCTAGTACCGATGATACTCGTAGTTGCCCAGTATGTTCTATCAACGATTAGAGGTTATGTATCGCCGGAAGCAAATCAGCTTATCGATAAGGGAATATTGATTATTGACCATATTAACGTTCCGTCAGTGCTTATGGCTATTGTAGGGCTGTGCGGGATGTTCATCGATAAGAACCATAATGGGATACCAGATAAGCTGGAGGAACAGAATACGTTGCCAATGAATCGACCTAGTATACAACAACTATCTGATGATGTTAACCATGATGAGAGGGGAAAATAAATGTTTAGACAAATTACAATGGACGAGTTACAGTCCTTAGCGCTAGATGCGTACGGCAAAATTGAAAAGGCATACTATCATTGGACTGGAGTCAAAGGCGGTAAGCACTTCACAGATTACCATATCAACATCGACCGAGCTGGCACGATGTGGACCGATATGGAGGCTTTAACCGATTATAAGGAACACACCTATATGCGGAATAGTAACGCCGTAGGCATCGCCATTGAAGCGTGTTGGGATGCAGTAAGTGAAAATAACTTAGGTAGTGAACCACCAACAAAAGGACAGTTGGCCACAATGACACAAATCATGGCCGTGCTCGCAATTAATGCAGGTGTGCCACTTGACCTACAACATCAAATGACACATGCTGAGGCGGCCGATAATAAGGACGGCCTAGACCTCTATTATTTAGATCCGACGGGATACCCTAATAATACCTACGGCCCAGACTCCAACGTTGACCGTTGGGACCTCTTAGTGTGCCATGAAGGTGACGAACGATGGAGCGGTGGCGACTGGTTACGTAGGACTGCTCGATGGTGGGGTGCTCAGTGGGGTAGTACGATTTAGGAAGGAGCAATTATGTATGAAACTATCAAGAACAAAATTATATCTGCGATTACTCGTAAGCGCGTTATTCTTGGTGTGCTTAGCGTTCTTATCATCTGTTTCGCATGCAGCCTCCTTAGAGGGTACCTCGACACAAGAGCCGACTATCAGCGTACCCGTGAGCAGTTGGAACGAACTCAAAGGGCGCTTGATGAAAGCAGAAAGCTCAATCGACAGCTCCGAGAAAGCGTTGCAGCAAGCCAACAACTTAACCGCGACGCAGGGAACAGCATTAACCGAATTGAAGATTATCAACGAAGAACGGACGAAGGAATTGAACACGCTCAAAGCAATCAACGAGAAACAGGGGCAAGAATTAACGAAAGCCTCCAATCTCTTGACAACGCAAGAAGCGAAATTGAACGAAGCCTCGACATCATTAGAAGAATTGACAGAACAAATCAAACGCGACAAACGAACAGAACAGCGCCTTAAACGGCAACGTGATACATGGGCAATTAGTAATGCTGCAGTATTTCTTGCAGGTGTGTTACGTAGATAGACGGAGGTGATCCAATATCTCCATAGCGTGTAATGGTGGATACACGCAACTATAAATAAAAGAGCCTACTAACCTAGATTAAATCTACGTTGGTAGGCTCTATTTTGTTTATAAAAATCAAAATAAACACTTGATTATATACACGATATAGGGTATAATATAGACATAGGGAAGGAGGTGATGATAGTGGACATAATAGAAAAGCTAACAAGTTTAGCAAATGCGTTAACGCCACTGGTACTGGCTCTAGCAATACTAAAACTTGTTAGCAAGGAGTAGTAAAAAGCAGGCGGGTGAAAGCCCCGCCACCTTTTCAACATCATTGTAAATCAACGAGGTGAATTATGCAATATTTAGAATGGTTGATTAATATAGCAACTATTATTGTTTTGATACTAGTAATTAAACGTTTAGTTAGAGGGTGATGAAATTGAAATTTGAACTAGATGATATCATGACAACGCAAGAGGCTGCAGAACGTTGGAATGTTACTGCTGATGCATTGAAACAGAATTGTAGAGGGCGAGTAAAGAAAGGCTTTTTAGATGGTGAGTTTAGAAAGTCTGGGAAAATGTGGCTTGTAACAAGGCAAGGCATGGAACGGTTATACGGAAAAGAATCCGATTTAAATCGTGTAACAGAGGACGCGTCAGAAGGCGATTAACCCTTTAAATCTCTGCAAAATTTGTAACGGTTGCTCAACGGTTGCTCAACCTAAAATTGAAGAAATGCAGTTATTATGCGGATAGTTAACTCTTTTGAATTATCTCCGCTGAGTAATCACAAATTAAACTGCCCCTCATTGAGGGGCTTTTTATTTTGCCTAAATTTGGTTAACTTAGTATAA